GTTGCCTTTAAGAAGAAGGAGAAGAAGGTTGAGGTTAAAATTCAGAGCAATCGGCCTTTGACTAAGGTACGTGTTCGCACGACACCCCGTGTCAAGATTCAAGCGGGTAATGGTACTGTTGCGAATAATTTGTACGCTAATACGTATAAGATGACTATTTCTCTATCCTCGGGGCTTACATATGGTTTAGGTCAGATTTTGTTTGTGTGTGATACTCTTGCTGTGATGCCTGAGCATTACTTGAGTATATCGATCCCGGAACTTCTTAAGGATCATGGGGCTGATAAGGATACGGTAATCAAATTCACTCACGTAGATACTGAAAGCTTTACTTTCTACAGCACTATCGGTGAGTTTATGTCTCGTAGGCGTATTCAGAATGCGCCAGGGGACATTGCATTCATCGATATGAAGACGAAGCGTGCTCATAAGAATGTTGTGGGCTCGTTCATGACAGATAACCACCTCAGGTATGTAGGTGGTAGAGAGCTGCGTATGGATCTTTATAACAGCGATCGCAATCGTGGCGCCTCTCACCTCACTTTCTTTTTTGAGGGCCAGGTTCAGTGTAACGTTCAGTATTCAAACCGAACGCTTTCACGTGGGGTGTGTTACCCCTCGCAGACTGTGCAGGGTGATTGTGGTGCTCCAGTGTGTTTGTGTGACGCATCTAGTTTTATGGGTCAGACCCTCGTTGGTATGCACATTGCTGGTGATGGTGCTACTGTTGGCTATTGCAGTATGGTCAGCAGGGAGATGCTTGATGCTGCTATGAAGGAATTAGGGACAGTCAAGGATAACTTTGTTGAAGATTTGACTGCTCAGGGACTTGGTCTCATTGACGTCCGCAACCAGTATTTGGATGAGATTGGCTCGTTTTTGTCCATTGGCAAGATTAGCAAACCTGTTGTGATTTGTCTCAAGTCCAGTTTGTATCGTACCGACGTTTTTGGTGCACTTGGTGAGTATAGCTACGAGCCAGCGCGGATGAAGCGTTACTGGGATGATGACGGTGAACTGAGATACCCGTTGCTCAATGCTGTGGCTCCTTATGCTTCAGCTGTCCTAAATTATGACACTAAACTAATTCGTCAGGCTACCCATGTGGCCATGCAGAAGTTCGATTATGCCACGCGTAACTTTCCGCGAGATATTCTCACTTTTGAGGAAGCGGTTCTTGGCATTCCATGTGCCAAATTTCGGAGTATCCCTCGTGGGACCTCGGCTGGTTATCCTCTTGTCACCGAGTTGAATCATGGTAAGAAGGAGGTTTTCGGGTACGATGACAAGTACGATCTTACAACTGAGCGTGCGGTCAAACTTAAAAGTGATGTGCACGGGATGATTGATGCAGCTAAGCGTAATGAGCGCTTGGCGCACATTTTCATGGACTTCATGAAGGATGAGCTTAGACCTGCGCACAAGGTTAAAGCTGGTGCTACTCGTTTGATATCAGCTTCTCCCCTTAGGTACACTGTTGGGTTTCGTATGTTTTTCGGCTCTTTCACTAGCGCCGCAATGCAAAGGAACATCGAGACTGGCATGGCCCCTGGGATGTGTACATATACGGATGCTGCGCGAGTTTTGAACTTTTTACAGTCTAAAGGCAAGAGTGTTTTTGCCGGTGATTTCAAGGGTTTTGATGCGAGTCAGCAAGTTGAGGTCTTTGATGAGATTTTGGATTTCATCAATCGTTGGTACAATGACGGTGAGGAGAATGCACGCATTAGGCGTGTACTCTGGTTGGAATTGTGCCATTCTCGGCATATTGGTGGGCTTGGTGATAACCAGAGTTTCATTTACCAGTGGAACAAGTCGCTTCCCAGTGGGCATCCGTTTACAACTGTATGCAATTCCATGTACTCACTCATCCTCCTTGTTGCTTGTTACATTAGGATTACAGGTGACAGCTCTGACTTTTGGAGCAAGGTCAACGCCGTGACTTACGGTGATGACAACGCCATTAATCCTAGTGATGGCGTCAAGAAGGTCTTCAACCAGATCACTGTGTCGGAGACCATGATGGAGGAGTTCGGACTTGTATATACGTCTGACCGTAAGGACGCTGCTCTCGTTGAGTATACGGGTATTGAGGGCATTTCTTTCCTGAAGAGGACTTTTCAATTTGAG